TTCTGTACTTTGGTTGAAGGATGTTAATTTTCCTTTTACCATACCGAGACCTCCGCCCTCAAATACAACATGGGCAGGAGTTTTGCACATAGGCGGATTGCCTTGGCTATTATACGAGTATTCTGAAGAAAGATTAAAAGACACTCGAAGAAAAGTATAATTATATGTCTAGAAGAAGAAAGACTCTTGCGGGAGCAAATTTAGATCTACAGGAAATCGAACCTCTTACAAAAAATCAAGTTATAGCGTTCGAGAGTAATAAAAACTTAATGCTGCATGGAGTAGCTGGAACCGGAAAAACTTTTATATCTTGTTACTTGGCTTTCGATGATATGGTTAAAAATATCTATGAAAGACTAGTAATTATAAGAAGTGCCGTCTCTACTAGGGATATTGGCTTTCTGCCAGGCAATGAGAAAGAGAAGGCATCAGTATATGAAGAGCCGTACAAAGATATTTGTATTGAACTTTTTCAAAGAGGCGATGCTTATGAAATACTGAAAACTAAAGGATTAGTGCATTTTATGACAACTTCTTTTATACGAGGAGTCACATTGAGAAATGCTACTATTATGATAGACGAGTGCCAAAATATGAGTTTTCATGAGCTCGATTCCATCATAACACGAATAGGTCAAGGCTGCCGAGTCATTTTTTGCGGAGACTTTCGACAGGCGGATTTAGCAAAGAATGGACTACAAGAATTTGTAAGAATACTAAAAGTAATGGAAGAGTTTGACTTTGTAGACTTTGAAATTAAAGACATTGTACGAAGTGATTTTGTAAAACAATATATTACAGCAAAGACAGACCTAGGACTATGAAAGCAGTAATTAGCAATAGAATTTATTTGGAAGTAACACCGGAGTATAAAGAGCATCTTAGTAAAGAGCTAACTTATAAAATACCTCCGCAGAATCCAAATGACCCGCCTATTGTTATAAAAAATATGGCAAGGATTCGAGAGAATCTTGTGACCATACCAATTGGAAGAACGGATTTAATACCAGATGAATATGAAATTATTGACAAAAGGGTTAATATGCCTGTTGATTTTCCTGAGTTTAAGTTTGTACTCCGTGAAAGTCAACAAGCCGTTTATGACGAACTCGATGATAACTGTATCATCAACGCGTGGGTAAGCTGGGGAAAGACTTTCACGGGGTTGGCGATCGCCGGAAAACTCGGACAAAAAACACTGGTAGTTGTGCACACTGTACCTCTACGAAATCAGTGGGCGAAGGAAGTAGAGAAAGTCTATGGATTTACGCCTGGAATCATAGGCAGTGGAAAGTTTGATCTTGATGCTCCTATCGTAATTGGCAACACTCAGAGTTTATACCGCAATATCGAGAAGATTCGTAAAGAATTTGGAACAATTATATTGGATGAAATGCATCATGTGAGTAGTCCAACTTTTTCCAAAGTTATCGACACAAATTATTGTCGATATAAGATCGGGCTATCTGGCACGATTGAAAGAAAAGATGGGAAACATGTAGTCTTTCGTGATTACTTTGGCAATAAAGTTTTTAAACCCCCGAAAGAAAACTTTATGACTCCTGAAGTACACATTGTTAAATCAGAAATACGATTCATGGACGGAGCAAGAATTCCTTGGGCAAATCGGGTAACGAATCTTGCAAACAATGAAGAATACCGACACATAGTTGCACTCCTTGCAGCAATATATGCCGCACGAGGTCACAAGGTACTTGTGGTGTCCGATCGTGTGCATTTTTTACGAAGCTGCGCCGAACTGGTTGGAGAAAATGCAATTTGTGTTACGGGTGAGGTTCCGCATGAGCAAAGGGAAGAACTCCTAGACGAGATCAATTATGGAAAAAAGAACATTCTTTTTGGGACTCAAGCAATTTTTAGCGAAGGTATCTCAGTCAATTCACTCTCAGTCCTTATACTCGGTACACCGATTAACAATGAGCCCCTTCTTACCCAACTTATCGGAAGAGTCATCCGAGAGCAAGAAGGAAAACGAACCCCAGCAATTGTAGACATACATCTGAAGGGTAATACTGCTCGAAAGCAGGCTTCCAACAGAATGGGGTACTATATGAAACAAGGTTGGAAAATTCAACAAATAGGATAGAAAAAAAGTTCTTGACACCGAACTATATTTTTAGTATAATATATGCTTCTATACGACTGGAAAAAGATATTCACACTCGCAAATGGCGAACCCTCAAGTATTTTTATAATATTTGAAATGTTAGTCAAACAAAGTATACCCAAAAATAAGTATGATCCTATGTATAAGTTTTACGAAGTAAACTTCTCAGGAGAATCTTTTTTGGTACACCCAGATGTGCTTCTTTACAATGCGTTTAGACATTCACGCCGAGATATTTCAATATATTTAGCTTTTGCGAGTATGAGGTCTCTCGGAGAATACTTCGCCTCTGGCGATATTACATTAGATCTATTGGAAATGCCACTAGATCCCTTTCAACACTTAGAAGATGATAGGCTACTTTACACGGAAAATAACAAATTACATTTTCTGTATGAAGAAGTCCCACAGGAGAAAACACAATGGCATTAAGCTTTAACAAATCAAAGGGCGCTGCTCAAAAATCAAGTCTTACAACTTATAGCTACCAGGACGGGGATAACTCAGTACGTCTTGTAGGCGATATTCTCGCTCGCTATGTATACTGGGTAACTGGTGAGAATGACAAAAACATTCCTTTGGAGTGTCTGTCTTTCGACCGTAATGAAGAGCGGTTCAATAACAAAGAGAAAGATTGGGTTCGTGAATACTACCCCGATCTGAAGTGTGGCTGGAGCTATGTAATGCAGTGCATTCACAATGGCGAAGTCAAGATCATCAATCTGAAGAAAAAGCTGTGGGAGCAAATCCTGACTGCTGCTGAAGATTTGGGTGATCCTACTGATTCAGAGACTGGCTGGGACGTTAAGTTCAAGCGAGTCAAGACTGGTCCTCTGCCCTACAATGTAGAGTATCAACTTCAGGTGCTGAAGTGCAAGCCTCGTGCTCTCGATGATGACGAGCTCGAGCTTGTAGCAAGCCTGAAGTCTATGGATGACGTAATGCCTCGTCCTGCGCCTGATGCTCAAAAAGAATTGCTTGATCGTGTACGTCAGGCTGATACGAATGAAATTGATGATGAAGCACTCGATGCTGAGTTTGCTATTTCATAAGGAGGCCGTATGCCTACTCATGCATATGAGAGGATTAAGCAATCCAACGATAAATACCTTCTACGACGACAGAAAGCAACTAGTTTTGCACCTGGCTGCAAAAAACCATTTGTACAGCTCTACACAATGACTGGAGCTTATATAAATGCAGATCCAAAAGTAAATAAAGAATTAAAAGATTCTTATTTGGAAGAAGAACTTGAGGGGCTTTACTTAGTAGAGCCCTGTCAGTTTGTTGGAAGGAGAGATAAAAAAAGTTACTTCAAAAGAGGTAAAATGAGGGGAGAGGGTACAACTAGATATTATATGCCGGGGCTTAGTGTTCCATCCTTAATAAAGCCTTCTTTACGAGAGTTTGCTTATGCAGTAGCTGCAGGGAAAGTTTCTCATGCACTAGAAATGAAGTTAATTCATGATATTGACAGGCTAGAAGATGAAATAGGTCCAAATGTCGATAGTTTAATCGAAGGCGCGGTAGGGTATATAGATAGATATGTGATTCCTTCTTATAATGTATTTAGAACTCCTACTTTCATAGAGACCTTAGAAGATAAACTAAAAAATTTAGTACTAAGTACAAGGTTTAATTCATGATTCTATTTACGGCAGACTGGCATATTAAGCTAGGTCAAAAGAATGTACCACGCGAGTGGGGATTAAATCGCTACGCATCTTTTTTCGAGCAGATTCATTCTCTTGAAAAGCAGTGTAATATGCACATTATTGGTGGTGATCTTTTTGACCGTCTGCCGAACATGGAAGAATTGGAACTTTACTTCTCGTTTATTCGGGAAGTAAAGATTCCAACTATCATCTATGACGGTAATCATGAAGCAACAAAGAAAAATAAAACATTCTTTACACAATTAAAGCAGGTTAGTAGAGACATTAATCCGCTAGTACAGGTAGTAGATATTTCGTATATCGACGAAGATATGGGCTTTGGTATTCTGCCATACGCTGATCTTCATCGAAAAGATAGCATTGAGAAGTTTAATACCTCTCATGCTTTGTTTACTCATGTTCGTGGCGAAATTCCTCCCCATGTCAAGCCAGAGGTGGACTTAGACAGGTTTTTTTTTTAATGATACGGCGACCACCGAGATCTACACGCACATAGTAATACTCAGCGAAATATTGTATATCCTGGCAGTCCTATGACTACTTCTTTTCATCGAACAGAAGTAAGTACAGGATATTTACTTATAAATCATAATAATTGGACTTGGATGTGGGAGCCTTTTGAGCTTCCTCAACTTATTCGTAAGACAGTAACCTCTCCAGATGAGATGATACCTACAGATTTTCATCATACAATTTACGAATTGGAAGGCGATATTCAGGATCTGGCAAATGTAAAGAATAGCGAGTTACTAGATAAAAAAGTTGTGAAACGAAGTAGTGAAGCTGCTCTAGTAATGAGTAAAGAAATGAGCATCCAAGAAGAGCTGGTAGAATATCTGGCTTATATCTTGGAGTTAGAAGATGACAAAATTCAAAATATAGTAGGCACTTTTAATGATTACGCTCAAAACGCTACAATGGGATAACTGCTTCAGTTATGGGTCTGGTAATGTACTAAACCTAGAAGAAAATACTGTAACTCAGATTATTGGTACTAACGGTATGGGCAAGTCGTCCATACCGTTAATCATTGAAGAAGCCCTTTTTAACAAAAACTCAAAGGGTATTAAAAAAGCAGATATTCCTAACAGATATGTAAATAATGGGTACAAAATTCGTTTAGAATTTACCAAAGATGATGATGAGTACTCCGTAACTATTGATAGAAAAACAAGTATAAAAGTATCTTTTCTGAAGAATGGAGAAGATATTTCTAGTCATACAGCTACGAATACTTTTAAGACAATACAGGAAGTCATTGGTATTGATTTTAAAACTTTCTCTCAGCTAGTATATCAAAATACAAATGCAAGTTTACAGTTTCTAACCGCGACAGACACCAATCGTAAGAAGTTTCTGATAGATTTGCTGCACCTTGAAGAATATGTAGAGCTATTTGAGCTCTTCAAAAATGCTTCGAGAGACTTATCTGTAGATATATCTGCAATTAAGTCAAAAATAGCAACAGTAGAAAAATGGTTGTCTGATAATAAATTGAGAGATACTACCATACTGCCAATGCTAGAATTTCAAAATGATACGGAAGAACTTGAGAATGAATTCCGTTCACTAACGAAAGAAATTGAAAATATTTCGGAAAAAAATAAAAAAATCTCACAAAATAATCAGTGCATAAGCCTGCTCAAAAAGATTAATATTCAAGAAATTCAGAATATTGATGTAGACTCAAAA